TGAAATACGCAAAGGCGAACATTAAAAACTGCGAATATATAAATATTAGTCAAAGGGTTGAAACAAAAACTTAATTATAAGGAGAACGAATAAAATGGCATTTCAAGTATCACCAGGTGTTCTCGTAACTGAAAAGGATCTAACCAATGTAATTCCGGCGGTTTCAACATCAATCGGCGGAGCAGTCATTGTTGCTGAAAAAGGTCCTATTGATGAAGTAACTGCAATTTCAAGTGAAACTGATTTATTAAATGTATTTGGGAAACCACTTGCATTAACTTATGAATATTGGTTTACTGCGGCAAACTTCCTTCAGTACGGTAACGCTTTAAAAGTGGTTAGACCTGCAATTGCTGGTCTTAAAAATGCAGGCGTGTCTGGCACGGCTGTGTTGATTAAAAATACTACTGATTATACTGATAATTATTCTAGTGGACAAGGTGCTGTGGGCTCATGGGCTGCACGGGACGCTGGAACACTAGGTAACAATTTAAAAGTGTCTATGTGTACTAACTCAACTGCATTTGGACCTCATTCAATGGGTGGCAATTTGCTCAGCGCTGCATCAGCGTTAGGGGCAACAACTGTTACCGTTGACGATGGCTCTCTATTGCAAGTTGGCGATGTTTTAGAGTTTGGAAGTGCTTCTGATTACACATCAGCGCCTTCTGGACATTATTACAAGGTAACTGGCATCTCTACCCATGTCCTAACAATCGCAAGATTTAATACTGCAACTGGTAAAACAGAAACAGGTGGTTTACGACACGCTGTCGTGGACAATGCGAAAGTCAAAAGACATTGGGAATACTACTGGAATTTTTCACAACCAAATGGCACTACAGATGATGTATTGGCTGCTGGGGGTTCACTTGATGAAGTACATATTGTAGTATTAGATGAAGATGGCGGTATAACAGGTACAGCAGGACATATCTTGGAAACATTTGAAGGTCTTTCACAGGCTTCGGATGCAAAAAATTCCCAAGGTGGAACAAATTATTATGCTGATGTTTTATATAACCAATCAGAATACATCTACTGGATGGATCACGAAGCAACTTTAGCAAATGCAGGTTCAGCAAAAGCTGGGCAAACATTTGATGCTCAAGGTGCAAATGATTTTACTGTATATTCCGATTCGCTTTCGGGCGGAATTGATGGAACGGCTGCTCATGTTCCTACAAATGCTGAATTAGCATTAGGATTTGATAGGTTGGGAGACGGTGAAACAGAAGATGTTGATTTACTGATAACTGGACCATCTCACACAAGTGCGGATGCAACAGGAGACACTAAAGCAACTAAAGTAATTGATGTGGCAAATGGAAGAAAAGATTGTGTAGCATTTATTTCACCTGCGAGAGCAGATGTTGTGAGTGTAACTGATCCTATTTCTCAAACTATCAATGTTAAAAGCTTTGCTGATGGCTTACCGTCATCTAGTTATGCAGTAATTGATAGTGGATATAAGTATCAATTTGACAAATACAATGATGTATACCGTTGGGTACCATTGAACGGCGATATCGCTGGTCTTTGTGCAAGAACGGATACTATAGCAGACCCATGGTATTCACCAGGCGGGTTTAGTCGTGGACAGATTAGGGGTGTGGTTAGACTTGCATTTAATCCTACTCAAATACAAAGGGATGACTTGTATAAAGCAAGAGTAAATCCTGTTGTAACTTTCCCTGGTCAGGGAACAGTATTGTTCGGCGATAAAACTGCTCAATCTAAACCAAGTGCATTTGATAGAATCAATGTAAGGCGATTGTTTATCGTTTTAGAGAAAGCGCTTTCTACTGCTGCTAAGTTCCAACTCTTTGAGTTCAATGATGAGTTCACAAGAGCGGGCTTTAGAAATTTAGTAGAACCGTTTTTGAGAGATGTACAAGGTCGTAGAGGGGTAACTGACTTCGCCGTTGTTTGTGATGACACAAATAACACTAGTGATGTAATAGATAGAAACGAATTTAGGGCTGACATTTTTGTTAAACCTGCTCGTTCTATTAACTTCATTCAACTTAACTTCGTAGCAACCAGAACAGGCGTAGCCTTTTCTGAAGTTGCAGGCGCTTAACAGATAGAGGGAGAAATAAAAAATGGCAAACATTAATGATTTTAAAGCTCGTCTAAAGGGCGGTGGCGCAAGAGCGAACCAGTTTAAGGTAACTATGCCTTTCCCTGGATTTTCTGCGGTAGGTGGCGAAACTGCTGACATGGCATTCTTATGTCAGGCAGCGAGTATACCAGGATCAACAGTTGCGGATGTCGCTGTTCCATTTAGGGGTAGATCCCTTTATGTTGCAGGTGACAGAACTTTCTCAACTTGGTCAACTACGGTTACAAATGATACAGACTTCAAGATATACAGAGCGTGTGAAAGATGGTTAAACGGCATTAACAATATGACAGACAATGAGGGGTTAACAAATCCTTCTGACTATCAAGTGGATGCTTTTGTAGACCATCTGGACAGAAACGGTAGTAATCTAAAAACTTATACTTTTAGAGGACTGTTTCCAACTGCATTAGCTGATATAACATTAAGTTATTCTACTAATGACCTTGTAGAAACTTTTGATGTAACTTGGAGATATCAGTATTTTGAAACAGATACTACTACATAAACAAAAAAGTTATTAAAGGAAATATAATATGGTACAACTATTGGGATTCCAAATAACGAGACCAAAAAAGGAGACGGACAGTAAATCTACACAAGCATTTACTGTTCCTTCTCCTGATGACGGCACAACAACTATATCTGCTGGCGGATATTTCGGCCAATACTTGGATATGGATGTTACCGCTAAAAATGAAACAGATTTAATAAGACGATATCGGGAGATTGCTCAACATCCAGAATGTGATATGGCAGTTGAAGATATCATCAATGAGGTTATTGTATCGGATGAAAGAGATTCATCCGTATCTATTTCCTTGGATAAACTAGGAATTTCTGATAACATTAAAACAAAAGTTCGTGATGAATTTGATGAAATTTTAAGTTTAATGAATTTTGATGAAAAGGGTCACGATATTTTTAAGCGATGGTATATTGATGGAAGAATATACTTTCACAAAGTAATTGACCCAGCAAGTCCTCGTAAAGGAATAACGGAACTACGGTATATTGACCCACGAAAAATTAAAAAGATTCGTGAGGTTAAAAAACACCGTGATGTTAAAAGAAAAGGAATTGAAGTTATAGAGGAAACTGCGGAGTGGTTTGTCTATAATGAAAGAGGCATAGAAGGACCAACATCAAATGTTGGTGTCAAGATTGCTGCTGATACTATTACATATTGCACCTCTGGTGTCATAGACCAGAATAAAAATTTAGTGATGAGTCATTTGCATAAGGCAATTAAACCTGTCAATCAATTGCGAATGATTGAGGATGCTGTTGTTATTTACAGAATAGTAAGAGCACCTGAACGAAGAATTTTTTATGTTGATGTAGGAAACTTACCTAAAGTAAAAGCGGAAGCATACCTTCGGGATGTTATGGCAAGATATAGAAATAAACTTGTCTATGACGCTTCAACTGGAGAGATTCGGGATGATAGAAAACATATGTCTATGCTCGAAGATTTTTGGTTACCTCGTAGAGAGGGCGCTAAAGGTACAGAAGTTACTACATTGGAAGGTGGACAAAATCTTGGTGAGATTTCAGATGTTCAATACTTTCAAAAGAAATTATATAAGTCATTGAATGTTCCTATTTCAAGAATGGAATCAGATAGTGGTTTCAATCTTGGTAAGGCAGCAGAAATTACAAGGGATGAAGTAAAGTTTACAAAATTTATTCAACGATTAAGAAAAAGATTTACACAGGTTTTTAATGATATTCTAAAAACACAACTTGTTTTAAAGGGTATTATTACAATAGATGATTGGCCAAAAATTAAGGAACATATACAATATAGTTTCTTAAAAGATGGATATTTTGCAGAATTAAAAAATGCAGAAATATTGAGAGATAGAATTGATTTAGCAGGTGCGATAACTCCATATATTGGAAAATTTTATTCTCTTGAATATGTAAGGAAAAATGTTTTACGACAAACTGATGAGGATATTGCTGATATTGATTCTCAAATTGAAAACGAAATTAAGACTGGTGTT